TCGCATTGCTTCACTAGCTTCAGACTTGCTTACTGCGTCGGGTGCGTCATCGATAGCCTTGCGGAGAGCGGAAGCGTCACCAATGGTTGGTGCGCCAGCGTTCTGACCGCGAAGCATGTGCTCTGGAGGCAAAGCTCCGTTGGTGAGTACCTTCGATGGTGCGGGTGCTTCGAGTGTTGCGATTCGGTCCTCAAGCCCCTTGATGATAGCGGCATACTTGTCGCTCTCTTCATCGCGGGCTTCTTTCACCAACTTCTCAACCTTCTTTGCTTTCACAGACTTCTTAAGTCCGCGAGTCTTAGTGAGTTCTGCACTGGCAGAAGTGCCAACCTCGTCAGGGTTAGCGGGTTCAATGTCTTCCTCAGCAGGTTCGGTGATTGCACCGTCCTCCTCGTTCATGTCGGCAGCTTCATCAACTGCGACATCCTCGGGGGTTTCCTCTTCGGCAGCCTCTTCGATAGCTTCCTCGGCGGGAGTTTCCTCAGCCTCGTGCTTCATGTGAGAGGTTAGTGAGCGGAGACCAATCTCCTGAAGTGCTTCCTTACGCTCCGAATCAACACCGGTAAGTGCGAGACGGGCGAGGTCATCGTCAGACATTTCAGCGACAACGCCAGCCTTGACAATCTCCTCGTCAGGGACAGCAAGTTCCTCAATGTCCTTGTCGTCGCCCTTCTCAACTTCCTCAATGGCGAGGTCGATGATTTCCTCAGCGCGAGTCTTGGCAACAGCCTTGTCGTCAGCCTTGTCGTCGTCGATGGTGACAGGTTCAGGCTTCTCGGCGTCAGCACCAAGGTCGGTTTCGCCCTCAACCTTGACAGGTGCGGGGAGCGAGTCAAGAACCTTTGAGATGGCTTCAGAGGCAGCACGCAAAGCCGACTCGTTTGCGCTCGACAGCGAACGACCAGCCTTCACCAGTTCCTCACGAATGTCCTCAGACTTCAGAAGGTCGCCAGCCATGTCAGCCTCGGCAGCCTCGTGAACAGCGAAAGGAGCAAGAATGGCGATAGCGAAGTCGATAGCATCAACAGCATCGTGGAGACCGTCAATTTCGTCATCGTTGTCCTCACCGATTTCGTCACGCTCCATCTTTTCGCGTTCCTTCAACTCGCAGATAGCGGTCTTGGCGCGACCAAGAATGGCAGCCCACTTGGCGGCAGTCTCAGAATCGACCGACTCCCATGCGGCAGAACCAACCTCGTCAGTGTCGCCAGCGGCAACAGCGTCGGCAAGGATGGTGTTGGCGTCGAGGTCAGCCTTTGCTACCTCTTCAGTTACTTCAGGCATTGTTTCCTCATTCGCTTTCGCAATCAAATCCCTAACCAGTTCGGCGGGAAGCATGTTGTTTGAATCACTCTTGGCAAGAATGAAACGGTGACCGTTTGCGGCTTTACCTACAAGGTCAACCCGGTCAATGAACGCATCAACCAATTCTGACATATCGTCAAAGTCGTTGAGTGCATCGGTGAACTTTTTATCGTGGCGAGTCATTACTTAGCCTTCCTACGGCGTGCGGCACCTTGAGGGGAGAAACCAGTAATTTCACCCTTCTGATACATATTCCAAGCGACCTCGTCCAGCACTACGCCGATAAGCCAGTCGCCCTTGCGGACAATTACTTCGTGACCGGGAGTCTCGTCTACGACCCAAGGGTTCCCGCGGTAGATGTACGATTCAACAACTTCGGCATGCCCCTCGGTGCCGTCAGCGTGGAAGAGTCCAACGGACTGGGATGATTTGGCGAAAGCCCATGCAGCCTTTTCGAGTTCATCGGCGGTGAAGAAGTCGCGTGAACCGTCGGCACCTTTAGCGATGCGTGGGTCGCGACCTGCTTGGTATGCGATGCCAAGAAGATAGCGTTGTGGGTCAGCCATGTTTGTCCCTTCGTACTATCTCCTATCGTAACAGTAGAAGGGTACGTTTGTGGATATATGGCGTGTCGTGGGGAATGAGCAGTTTAGCCACATGCTCAGGTGGTGGGGGATTTAGTGGTTGTGGACGCAGGGGAGGATTTTTACTTCAGCATCGAAGTAGTAACCCATCTCCTCAACATCGATTTCATATTCGCTGCGGGCTTCTTCGATGGTGTTGTATTCGAGGCAGCTGACGTTGTTGCGGTTGATACCTGACTTGAGTTTTACGAGGTCGCGGCAGTCGGTAGAGTGAAGAACTTCGATGTGCTCGAAGCGGTTGTTCTTTACAATGTCTCCGATTACGAGGGTGAGATTTGCCATGATGTTGCCTTTCGTTGTGGTGGAGTTGATAGTTCCATTATATATATACACCAGAACAAAAGTAAACATATAGAACAATCTTTTTAGATAAGACTCTCCAAGATTTTTATGTAACGTCGAGCCTCGTCAATCTTCTCCTGACTACGATTCACCTCAAGACGAACCTTTAGTATCCCGTTCCATTCGTTTAGCATTGCCTGTGCAGCACCACGGTCACCACACCGCCACTTGGCTGCGTACCCCGGCAACTGATTCTTTACAAAATACAGGTCAGGGTTTGTCTCCTTCAAAAGAGTGTCCGCTTTACTAAGTTGTGACATGACTCTCCACTACGGTAAAGGTTGGAATCTTCCCACCCCACTCCTCACATTCGGTTTCAAGGTAGAGGCAGGTTGGGCACTCAATCGACAGACAGTTCGTAGTGTCATCAGCTTCGTGTCTGGGACAGTTTCGCCAATAAGACGTGTTACCACAAGGGCAGACGATAGTGACGTCCCAGTTCCAGTTGTCGTCAACAAGTTTGAAGTTGCTGGTCATGCTGCCACCGCCCAAATGTATTCGTAAGTATCGGGTGCGGTACCGGTGTCCTCGACCCAACCAAACTGGTGGTAGTGGTCGAAGTTTTTGGCGAGTAGTGCGGTGCGGTGGGTGACGGTGATGGCATCGAATAGTTCGGGGTCGAGCATCCAATCCGGAATACGATGGTCGCCTAACAAACCATTACGGCGGGCAACCTCTAGGGTGGCGTGGGCTTTACCGTCAATGGTGGTGTTGTAGCCGCGGCGTCTCCATTCGTTACACATCGCGTCAATATAAACCATCAACTCTTGTTCGTAACCCTTCCACATTCGGGATGCTGGATGGTTAGACCAGCCTCTAGGTTTGCGGTAGTTACCGGCAGGGTCGAGGTGCAGATTGGTCATCATAATCTGCCACGCCTCTAGTGCTTGTTTGTTGAGTCGCTTGTTGTCGAGTTGTTGGGCGGTTGTGGTGTAGTTGGGGGATGTGAGGAAGGTTTGCATGGTGGTGCCTTTCGTAGTGGATAGTGAGCAGTTTAGGCACGTACTCAGGTGTGGGGGCTACTTCTCGAAGTAGTCGAAGACCTCACCGGTAATGGAATCCTTCAAAACTACGTTCCCAGATTTGGTGGTATCGAGAAGCTTGTAGGCTTTGGCTACGGACTGTTCCGGGTTGTCGGATTCAAACTCGTGGTGAGTTCCGCTGTAGGTGTCATCGAAACTAATGACTATTAGGTGTTTGCGTTGCTTGAGCATTTGGTGCCTTTCTGTTAGGTGGTGGTACATCATGAGACCATTATATATATAGATGGGTTGGGTGTAAACCCTAACCCCAAGAGACGGTAAGGTTGTGGGCGACTGCGTAATCCGCAATCTCCTGAAGCTCCTCAAGAATGTTCTCAAGGTAACCCTCGGGGCGACCACAGTTGATGACGCTACCCAACACGGGGTGGGTTCCTTGGTATGCGGGTAGTCCAGCATCTGAGACACTCGATGCTCGGGCGAACAGGATACGGTCGGAAAACTCTTGACCGGTCATAGTCCCGAAGCAACGGTCAGCAAAATCGACCCCCTGCTGAATGTCGAGTGCGTCAAGGATAACAACCGAGTTGGTGTTGCTGACGTTGACCTCTGGGGTGCGGTCAAGTGCTTCAACCCACATTGGGTCTGCCTGACAACGCTGATTGCGGCAGTGTGACTTGTAGAAGCCGAGCTGCTTGTCAGCCTCGTAGAAGGTGGGGAAGGTGCGACCCCAGTATTCGCCGCAAGAGCAGACGTGACGGTAAGGGAGGTTGAAGTCTTCGGCGGGGGAGAATGTGACGGACATGATGTGCCTTTCGAGGTGGTGGTAAGTGGTGATGGTTCCATTATATATATGAAATCAAACTAATGTAAACACTTTAGACAAACTTTTTTAGCCCTGTTCGTCAACACCATCTTCAGTCACTTCAACAGGCGCACCCAAATCAACCCCATCATCAACAGTTGAAGCCTCAGACTCGACACCCAACAAGGCATCCATGTTAGGCTCCAACGCACAACGACAATTAGGGTGGATAGGCAAATCGGCTAAAGCCAAATCATCAACATTGTAAGGCGACCCCTCAGCGAGCATCTCACACTCCTCACAAGCGTCACTCTCCGCCAGATAATCCATCAACTCAATACCATTAGTTTTATAGGTAGAGATTGTTGCCGCGTGCATCGCCCGTGAAGTCTCAGTGTGCGCAATCATGTCAGCCCGGCGAGGGTCAGACACATACTCGCGGAGAGTGGCACCAATCTGGTAGACAGATAAACCCTGCTGGATACCGTCAGCGATACGGTTACCCATAGCGTTTAGTGTTGTCTGATAGATGTCCTCAGTACGTTGGTCTACAGACGCAAGGGTGATACCTGCGGAATCAAGTAGGGCAGAGAAAGCATCCCCACGAATAAACTCGGCAGTTCGACTACTTCCCGGAGTCCAGTCAGCAAAGTCTAATGTTGTCGTGTAAACACCAAACTCGGTGGTTGTGTTTAGGGGGCGACCGGTCTGCTCTGAAGCCGCAAAAGCAGCAGAGGTTATCGCATCCAAATAGATTGCTCGAATAACCTCAGAGAGGATGGCGGTACCGGCAGCGATAGCGAGTGAGGTGGCAATTTCGGCAGCCATAGATTTACGTTCAATCTTTGCCGCACCACCAGAAGTTGCCCCGCCATAGGGAACTTCCTCACCAAAGTCGTCAACGTCTTCCTCAAAGTCGGCATTGTTGGGTGTTGCCTTCTGGAAAGAATTGCGGGTAGCGCGGATAGAGTCCACCACGGGGGACTTCTCCAAGATGCGGTTTAGGGCATCAACAATTCGGGGAGCATACTCGTCAACAATGAGACGGTCGTACTTGTGTTGAGGGACTGTGTCAGGCTGGTCGCGCCAGCCCTTGGCTAAAGGGACGGCATCAACCGCCTCAGTAATCTTGTCCACATTCTCTCTAATGTCATGTCGAACAAGAGGGTTACCTTCAAGTGCGTCGATAGGTAGCCACAGTACGGAATCTGCCTCACCCGTATTTGCCATGTCAGGGTCTTCCCCAAGGCGGGCGGAACGCAAGTTGACGGAAGCCTCTTTAGGGATACGGTAAACGAACCCGTGACGGAGACCATCCTTCGTTGTCCATGTGCCACCCCATTCACCGTCAGGGAGTGGTAAACCAATCTCTTCCTTGAACTCGCGGATAGCAGCATCGCGGAACGATTCACCGTCCTCGACGTGACCGCCGGGGAAATCAAACATTCCCGCGTTAGGGTCTACCGGGTCATAGAGTCGCTGCTCCATAAGGACGCGACCAGTGTCGTTTGCTACAACCGCAATCCATCCGAGGGGGCGGTCAGGGGTGGCAGACATTTTACCTTCAGCATTCAGGATGTCAGCTTCCACCTTGGTGATGTGGTTGAACTGGAAGTCACGCCATTTACCGTCACGCTTGCGAGCCTTCACGAAACGCTTGAAGGCGGAACGCTCCTCAGCAATAGCCTTGACAATATCTTCTTCGTCCTCGTCATCCTCAGCAATGTTGTCTCCCTCAGCAAGCATGGGGGATGCGACTGTGCCGGTGGCGGATGTGATACCTACGGTTGCTTCTTTAGCGACAGGGGCAGGGCTGATAACACCAGATGCTGGGGTAAACGATTCAGGGAGTGTGGCACCCTCGTCAGGGATGGCGGTCTCAATATCAACCGTTCCCGCAATACCGAGCAGGTTAGCTACAGGGATAGGTCCTTGACCAGAGTTGAAGAAGCGAGGGATAACCACACCGTCAGGTTCAGAAAGTCCATACATTTCCTCACGAACCTCGGAGGGCGACAGGACACCGCTGTTTATCATAATCTGGGCAACCTGAGCTGCCATCAGACGGTCTTCCTTCTCCTGACCAGTGTTGAACTGGAACTTCAAGGGCAGACCGAGGTCGTTTTGGAGGAACGCCGAAAGGATATCTTCGACGTGCTGAATCATAGGCAGGTCACCGATACGGAACTGTACGTCAGTCTGGGTCTCACCATTGGCGAGGTTTACCGTATCCGTGAAACCGAGGTCGTTAGGGGTGACGTGGAAGGCTGCCGCAGTCTTACGCATAAGGAACAGCGAAAACTCGGATTGGAAAGGATTCTCTTGCGACCAAGTGAAGGTCGTTCCGCCGGGTACCCAACGAATCTGGTGTTTCTTTGAGTCGTCACCGTACATCATTGCTTCCCAAGCATCTTGGAAGTCAGAAATCTGGTCGGGACCCCACGACTCTGGTGCGGTGGCGAAACCTTCAGGAACAGTTCCTTCGGTGAAGCGTGAAAGGAAGTAGTTTTGGAAACGCAGGTCTGTGTTGGCGTTTAGCAGGATGGATTCGAGTGGTGACTTTCCGTAAGGCGAGTTAGGCATCGGACGGAAAGGCACATAGATAATGTCGTCTTGTGTAAGCCAGTTCCATGGGACACCTTGCGCATACTGGACGTAGGCTGGTGCGTCACCGGTTGGGCGTCCACCGTGATAGTCGAGCAGGGGAGCAATCGTGGTGCCGTCAACAACCTTTAGACCGATAACCTGACCGGCATTATTGCGGATACGGTAAAGCGTACCTGCGTCATAAGCGAGGACATCCCACAGGAACTTGGACAGCCATGCGCGGAATGGTAGTTCACGGTCAGGGCTGGCAAGTATCTTCTTGGCGCGGGCGATAATCGCATCCGTGTCACCGTCATAACCCTCAACAGGTTCCAGATACCACTCCATGGAACGAATCGAGTCGATACGGTGAGTGATAGCCATTTGTGCGATGTCATACGCTTCGACAAGCCCTTGGAGAGTGACGAAGGATACGCGCTCGTTACGGCGGGGGCGTACAGCAATGTTGTAGCCGGTAAGGAAGTCATGTGCACGAGGGGTGCGGCTAAACCCGTCAGCGGGCTGGATAGGGACACCGGGAGAGAACTTATCGAGGGAGTCTGCGGAGCGTGATGCTGCTTCGACGTAATCGTTGGGGGTGAGGAAGCGACGAATATTGTCGAGAGCGCCCATGTTAGTTCTTTCCTAGACTGTCTAAACCCTGCCGGAATGCTTGCTGACGTGCTGCTTCTCTTGGGTCAAGCGGAACGTCTGCCTCTACTCTACCAGTGTTGTCACCGATTTCCCGCATATACGCAGACCATGCTGAGGCGGAAACGCCGGATGCGAGTTCGGTCAAAGCCCACACGAGTGCGTCCATACGGTCAGGGGATACACCGGCTGTGGGTGTCCATGTAGCCATCTGTTCTTCCAACTGTGGGAATACACCAACATGGTGGACTCTGCCCTGCTCGTACAAGGCAGCGATAGGTTCGGCACGTTGGGCTTTACCGCGTGAGGCGGACACCATACGGACTGGAACGTTGTATTCGATTTGGCGGATAGTTGATTCGACCATTTCACCACCGAAGTTCTTTTCCGCCACGATACGGTCGGCATCAAACTCGCGGTATGCGTCGATGGCTACACGCGCCCAACCTGCCGGGGATAGTTTTACGGAACGGTCAGCCAACACATAGTATTCCCCGTTGACACCCTCACCAGCGACAACGATACCCTGCTCGTCATTACTGGATGCTGAACCGCCGGAAGGGTCAATGGCGACCACGACGCGACGCAGTTCGGGGGCTTTATCCACACGGGCTTCCTCAATCATTGAGCCAGTCCATAATGCGCCCTCAACATCCTCAAGTAATTCACCCATCAACTCTTGGCGACCAAGGCGGGTACCCTCATATCGGGCTTTCAGTTCACGCAGTGCCGATGCGGCAAGGTTGGCGGCGTTATCGAATGTGGAACCGCGAACAATATGCACAGACCCGTCATCACGTTTAGATAGGTCACGCACCAACTGCATCGCTTTAGGTGTCGTGGTTACCAGCGTTTTAGGGGCGTTACCTAGACGTAGACCGAACTGTAACTGGTTCCAAGTGTCAGGTTGCCGCCATGCAGCCAACTCGTCACACCAAGCACCGTGATGTTGTGGACCACGCAAACGGTCAGGCTGGTCTGCGGAGAACGCCTTCACACGGGAACGGTTCGTCAAAACAATCTCACCAATCGAACGGTTGTAATTCTCTACAACCCCGTAATCGTTCAGAATGTTTAGTAAACCAGACTCACCCTCAATACAAGTATCACGAGTGTCACCATAGGTTGGGGCAACAACAGCCCAACGAGTACCCGACTGTGTAATCGCTTGCCAAGCCAACCATTCAGCAGCAGTCCTCGTCTTACCGAAACCACGACCAGCCAACAACAGCCAAGTCGACCAATCACCCTCAACCGGTAATTGCTCTGTCCTCGCCAAGTCCACTTCCCACACTGCCCTGCGAGCCATTAGCTTCTCGAATAAGGGCGATGAAGTGTCTAGTCCGCTCTTCAAGCTCTGAACCGTCATAAGTAGTAACCTCCGCCTGAATCTTCTGTGGAGCCTCAAGCCCCAACAATCTTGCCCTTGTGTTTATGATACGCAACACAGCGTCAATAGACTTCACATTCCCTTGCGCGGCAGACTGCCAAACTCCAGCCTGTAAACGGTCGAGACGGTCAATCTCCATATCCCGATACTCTTCAAGGTTCGGGCGGATAAGCCTCTCGGCGGCACGCTGGTATGCCTTATATGCGCCACTGGGTCCCGAATAGCCGGTTTCCTTCGCGATTGTTGCCCATGTTAGTCCTGCACGGCGTAGTTCGATGACTTTTGCTTCAGCGTCTAATAGTGCCGGTTCGGGTGCTTTTTTACTCGCCATGGTTTTACTTTACCTTGGGATGGTTTGGAGTAGTTGGTTTTATTGTGGGTTGTTGTTTGAATGTGTTCCATACTTGTGATGGGGCTATGCGTGGGGCGTTGTTTTTGGTTATGAGTTTGAAGTCTGTCCCCCATTTGTTTATGAGGTTTTGGCATCGGGTTTCTGCCATTCCGCCTATGCGTGCGTCTGCTCCTAGTCCGCCTGTGTCTGTTGGGGTTGTGGGGACTTTGCAGAGTGCGGTGGCGAATAGGAGGCTACAGTCTCCCTTGGTGAGGTATTGCATGGTGATGTCTATGTCTTCTACCATGTCTTTCTCGAACCATACATCTGGGTCGTTTCGGAATAGCATTGCGCTGGCGACCATTTTGTTGAGTTGTATTGGGCTGTTTGCTCCGAATGCGAAAGTGTCGTATTTGGCGGCTGAGGTTCCGATGTTTGCGTAGAGGTTGGTTACTGTCTCTATGGCGTTGAGGACGTGGGCGGGGTTGGTTGCTTTGTTTTTGCCGTCTTTGCGGAATAGGAACTTGGTGATGTCGTCGTCTATCTGCCAGTGATATGCGTGACCGTTGTCGGTTGCGTGTTGTTTGGCATAGTTGCGGACGTAATGGACACCTTCATCGTTTTTGTCCATGACGAGTAGTTCACTAGGGTCGTATCGGTTTAGGTATTTACTTGCGTCTTGTGGTTCGATAACGATTTTGAATGGGATACCGTACTGTTTGAGGAGTTTTGCTGCCCCGTCACGGTCTGCCCGGTTTTTGGATGGGATGTAGATAGGGTGGAGGATTTCCGTTTTAGGGTTGGCGATTATTTCGTCGAGTAAGTCGATTCCGGCTTGTAGGCTTTCCGACACTACAGCTTTCTTCTTTTCTTTCGGAGGGGTTACTGCCTTGGTGGGCTTTTTAGCCTTCGTGGTAGCCTCTGGTGCCTTCTGGGCGGGTTCTTTAGTTTGTTGTGGGAACTCGTTAGGGTCTACCGGGATAAGTTGCTGCTTGAAGCTGCTGAAGTCTACGTCGTGGTGGATGCGGTTGAACCGTACTACCGTCTTGGTGCAGTCTGGGTGTAGTCGGACAAGTTCTGCCGACTTTTTGATGAAACCACCTTGTGCGTAGAAGTCGGTCATGCCGCCCTCAATACGTCCTTTACGGCTTGTGCCTAGTTTCAGGATGCCGATGGCTCGGTTTTCGGCGGTACACCAGTATCCGGTCTTGAGGATGTCTAGGGATACGATGGTGTCGTCGTTGAGTCCGCGTCGCCATTTGATTCCGTACTCGTGTAAGTCGTTACGGTAGAGGACTGCACAATACAGGCGTGTGTTGAGTGCGAAGGTTTTCCCTTGCATAAACGGGGACATTGCGAGGCTAACTCCGGCAAGGTTCTTGAACTTTTGGATGAACTCTTCATTGAAGCGAAGTGCTTTAGCGTCCGAAACTACTGCCCGTCTACCGTTATGGCGGATAAGAAACCGGCGAATGTTGTCGTCCATAATCCAGTGGTGGCTGTAACCCATTTCGCGTGAGTGTTCCCACGCATAGTTGTGGGCTGCCCCAGTGGTGGGGTGTGGGTCAAGTTCGGGTGTTTTCTCATACTCGTCCATCAACCGTTGTGGCCATACAATGACTTTACATTGTGGGTTGGCTAGTCGGTATGCTTCTTCCTCGGCTGCTTCCACCACAAGGTAAGGGCTAATACCCAATTCGATAAGAGCATCGGCTGTGAGTTGCTTGTGTGCTCTACCTCGTGTGGGAATGTAGACAGGGAAATTGAGTGGACCAGTACCTTCTAGCTCCATTTCTCGGCTGCCTGACGCTCAAACGACTTAGGGTAGCGGATGGTGAGTTGCTTGCCATCATTGTCGTAACCGATGGTGTCAAAGAACTCTTGACGGGCATCCTCGGTCTGGAAGTAGACGCGGAGAACGCTCGAATAGAGGACGGTGATTCGGTCTTTCTCGATACCGGTGTCGTCAATGAACTCGTCGATAGCATCCGATACGTCAATCGTAAAGACTGTCTCTGCCTCTACTGCACGCTCTAGTACGGTCAGGTCTGACTCTGCGAAACCTACAAGGTCAAGAATGTTAGCTTCCGACAATCCCTGAAGGATAGGTAGCAGGTTCTCTCTATCCCATCCGCCCTGTTCGGTGGTGCGGTTGAGTGCCACTAGTGCTGCGTTAGCCTCAATGTCGTCCTTGGATTCCCACCCGCGAACGACAGGGACAAGCCATTTGTCTCCCTTGACAGTTACACCGTTAGGTGCGGGCTTGCCAGCTTCCTTCATCAGTTCAAGGGTTTCGCGTCGTCCGTGACCACTAATCATGTAGCCGGTGCGCTCGTCTACAACGATAGGGTCAATGTAGCCGAAACTGCCCAGCGACTTGTCCAGCAAATCCCGGTTGTGGTTCTTGGGGTTGATGGGGTTGGGCTTGAGTTCTGCGAGGTCTACTTCCTCAATTTTGTGCTTCACATTTCCTCCTAAGTTATTTACTTTGATTGTTCTGCTTTGTGAATCTTTTGACGCAATGTTGTCGATGAATACTTGTGTTCCCGGTTTGCGTAGATAAGTTCTACCCCGTGGTCGATACACCACTGCTTACCGGTGAAATCTTTACTGATGTAGTCGTCACCAAGGATGCGAACGTCAGGGTGGATGCTTTGAAGTAGAACAAGTAGGTCATCCTCTGTGTCATAAGGGATGATTTCGTCAATGTGCTTTACCGCCTCCAACTGAAGCCACCGTTCCGTCATCGACTGGATAGGGCGGTTCTTTTCGGGGCGGTCAATCGTAGGGTCGGACTGTAACGCAACAATCAGATAGTCACAGTGGTTCTTTGCCTCGGCAAGCATGAGGACATGCCCGGCGTGAAGCAGGTCGAACGCTGATGCGGTAAACCCTACCGTGCGTCCATCGTGCTTCAACATTTGCCATCCAATTAGTGCGGAAACCTTTAGTTCAAGTATATGTTATCCGAGTGCGTTAGGGCGGAAGCTATAGCCATATGCATATCAAGATATTGGTAGCTTCCTAAACGTCCGCCAAAGTAGACATCCTTCTCTTGCTCGGCGTACTGGCGATAGATACCAAGTAGCCATCTGTCACCTTCACCGTTCACGGGATAGTAAGGTTCGTCATTGATTCCAGCGAAACGTGAATACTCGCGGACAACAACCGTCTTATTGGATTTGAATACTTCTTCCCGCTCAGGGTGGAAGTGCTTGAACTCATGGACGCGAGTGTAAGGGTAGTCGGTATCCGCATAGTTCATTACGCTGGTGCCTTGATAGTCTTCAACGTCGTGATGTTCCGTCTCAAAGTCTAGAGTGCGCCACTTTAGCGGACCGCCACGATAGTCAAAGTATTTGTCGATGGGTCCCGTGTAAACCGTTTTGACTTGACCAGCCGTATTTGCTTTACTAAGCGGCTGTGATTCGTCGAAATAGTCAGTGTTGAGTTCCACCGTAATGTTTGTGTGGTCAGCGATGCGTTCCATCCAACGCCCGTAACCATCGGTTGGTAAACCCTGCCATTTGTCTGAGAAATATCTGTTGTCATAGTTGTATCGGACAGGCAGTCGGGTAATAAACTCTGGAAGCAGGTCGCTAGGTTTTGTTTGCCACTGCTTCTCCGTGTACCCCTGAATGAATGCTTCATAGAGTGGGCGACCAATAAGAGAGATTGCTTTAGTCTCGAAACTAGGTACCCCACCAACTTCGCCAGCCATGTCTTTGATTAGCTGTTTTGCTTCCTCTGGGGTGAAGGATGCCTTGAAGAATTGGTTGATTGTTCCCAAGTTGATGGGCATAGGGTAGACAACACCCTTGTGGTTCGTGTAGACACGATGTTCATAGTTAGTGAATGAGGTAAACCGGTTGACGTAATCCCACACGCGCTGGTTGGATGTGTGGAAAATATGCGAACCGTACTTGTGTACCTCGATACCTGTCTCTTCATCGAACTCACTATATGAATTACCTCCGACATGGTTGCGTCGGTCGATGATGGTGACCTTTAGCCCTGCGGATGCCGCTCGTTCCGCAACAGTCAACCCGTAAAGCCCAGCACCCACTACAAGTAAGTCCGTCATTTGTTTCCTCCGTTTGCTTGACGAGCCAACCAAGCCGACTCAACCATATCTTCTAAAGTGTGTCGCATCTTCCAGCCAAGCATTTCCGCGGCAAGACTACCGTCAGCAACAATTCTGGCAGGGTCACCCCGTCTACGCGCTAAAATCTCTGCTTTAGTTTTGATACCAGTAACTTTTTTGACTGCTGAAATAATCTGCTTTACTGATACGCCTTCACCGCTACCCAGATTATAGACAGGGGCAACCGGCTGCTTTCTATCGAGGCGTTTAGCGGCAACCACATGCGCTTTAGCTAAATCAACGACGTGAATGTAGTCGCGTACACAAGTGCCGTCAGGTGTGGGGTAGTCGTTACCAAAGATTTTCGGTCTGCGCCCATCCAGCAGTGCATCGAAAACGAGGGGGAAAAGATTATGTGGGCTAGTGTCATAGATTTTCTTACTGCCTGACCCGACAACATTGAAATATCTGAGTGACGTATGCTTTAGCCCGTTACGTCCTACATCCACAAGTAACTGCTCTCCGATAAGCTTCGATTCACCATAAGGCGACTCAGGTTTTGTCGGAGTGGATTCATCCACAATATCCACAGTTGGGGTTCCGTACACTGCCGCGCTTGACGAGAAAACAATCTTCTTCACCCCGTAAGCATCCATCTGCTCAAGTAAAGAAATCATCCCAGCCACGTTCTCGCGGTATGTGCGGATAGGTTGTTCGACTGAAATACCGGCATATTTGAACCCGGCAAGATGAATGACGCCAGAAATCTTGTAGGACTTTATCGTCTGCCCAAGGCGAGTTCCGTCAAGAATGTCTCCATAAACGAAAGGCACACCGTTGGGGATAAAGTCTCGTCGCCCTGTGGATAAGTTGTCGTAGGCTACAACGTCAATACCTTCATTGACAAACTCTTGAATGACATGCGCCCCAATATAACCGGCAGCCCCCGTCACCAGCCAAGTCACTATTCACCAAGTATCTCGTCGGCAAGGTCAAGTTCCGGCTTGAAAACTTTCGCAGCCTCAGCGCGAGCCTCGTCAGAATTGGCTCCCTTGAAAGCGTCAAGAGCAATCTGTAAAGCAGCCCGCTGGTCAGGGAAAGTCTTGTAAGCCTTCAAAGAATCCTTGGTGACTTTTGTCATATCAAGGTGAGGCAGGATGTTGATAACTGAGTCCAAGAACTCAATAGCCACCGTCAGCTTTTCTACTTGTCCCACAATAACTCCAAACCTAAATCGAATACTTCAGTAGAAGACTGTCCACTACCTTCACCAAGAAACTTACCTTCAAGATATGCTTCCACAGTCCATAACATTTTGTCAGGGTCAAACTGAATAACGATGGCGCGTGCTTTCAAACTCACCGGTTTGCCATCCATCCGCCAGAGAATGAGATTGCCGCGTTGATAGGTTTCTTTACCATCGCGACATCACAGTTAGGACAAGTGACTAGGACTTCTTCTAGCATGCTGTGAACAACATCGGCGGTGCCCTCACAAGACGGACACTTATACAGGTAGGTCGGCATTAGCCCGCTCCTTCTTCTCCGCAACAAAGTTTTCTCTTTCAGTCTCAAGCTGCGAGAAAGAACGTCTTTCCATTTTCTTGTTGAAATGACGAATATTGTTTGCGGGAATACCAATACGGGTTGTTGGCAACAAGACACAAAGCAAGTCATTTTCTGCCTGACTTACATATCCCGCTTCATCTATCGCATCAAGGTCGGGGAATACGTCGGCGTGACGTTCGGTGTCTTTGTCAATGAGTGAATCTTCTTTACCACCCATCGAATAAACCCATTTGAAGTTCATTGGAGTTTTACCGACAGCGTGTTCACGGAACCGCGTAACTTCTTTTGTGTAAGCGTAGAAAAGTACGTCCGGGGTAACAATGGCAATATCTATCCACGCTTGTAGATATTCTGTGGAAAAGAAATCTCCGGAGTCGTGGATACGAACCGCAGCCCCGCCGCTTTTACGCCAAAGCTCAGTCCATTCATCCAACTGTAAGTCATACCCGGCAAGTCTTTCTTTGCCAGTAGGGCGAAACCTTTTGTGTCGAAGTTCCTCAATCATCTGCCACTTCCAGTCATTCAAGTGGTCTAGAACCAGCCGCAGATTTTGTTCATGCGCACCACGAACATTCTTGAAAAGATAGGTGCCGTTTAGCGCATAACAAAACTTGGCACACGCCCCAGCATTCGGACAAACGTTCATCGTTCGACCGTCGGTAAGTCTCACCGCATAGGCGGGAAGCGTCCAGTTCCAAATACGGTCAACCCTTAGTTCACTGTTCTGCCGCAGCAAAGGCTTAGTGGGCATCGTTCCTCCTGACTTTATTCTATCTAATCACGAGGAAAACTATGACTTTATTTGGACGCTCTTTGTATTAGGGCTTGAGCGTTTGCTAATGCTTGTGCGGCATTTCGTAAAACGATTTTTTTGTCTTGCTTTTTGTCGCTCATGCTTCTTCTCCCTTGATAAGCGCGATGGCGTAGTCACGACCTATCCAGTCATCACCAACACGGATGCTTTCTAGTAGTTTGATGATGCGTTCACGCTCTAAGTTCACGCCGAGCAGATAACTTTTATCGTCAATGTCACTCACGACTGTTCTCCCTTGATGCGTTCAATAAGTTCGTGCGGGTCAATCAATTTGTCCTCATAGATTCCGGCTTCGTTCTCAATGAGTTTGATGATGCGTTCACGCTCTTTTATTTCACCAATCCCGAGATAGAACTCTTTAGCAAACTCTGGGTCTTTCAAGTCTTGCTCTAAATCCTTCTCGAACTGTGTTTTCTCGTTCATGCTTTTTCTCCCTTGATGAGGGCAATAACGTATTCGCGTTCATCGTCATACAAGTATTCGTTCTCGGCTTCGAGTAGTTTGATGATGCGTTCACGTTCAGCAAGTCGTTCGGTTTCAAGCCAACGGTCAAACGCTGCGTCAGCATCCTCGGGAAGAACCAACGAATAAACGCCATCGACCTTGCGAAGCGTCTTGCGGTAAACCTCACGAACTTGCTCAATGGTAGGTGTGTAGTCACTCACTTGTTCTCTCCCTCTCGGTAAGGGTTGTCTCCGGGAGCCAACCAATCAGCGTTTTCGTCCGCAATAACCCCAGCCTCAGCCAATGCCCAAAGTGCTCCCGCCGACCACGCTTCCGCCTTCACGCCACGAAGCCACGCCTCGAACAAGCGCACACGCTCAAAATCATGGTCAAGTTCAACATCTACCCCGTCAGGCAAACCCCAAGCCACCCAATGACGAATCACATCAGTCGAAGGAATATCATTAGTCATCGCTAACCAACTCGTCAGCCAAATCGAAACCGAAACGGACACGCTTCACAACCCAACGCTCGTCAGAGTAGTAATTCAACTCATTAGCGGTTCGCAACGCCTCCAACTCGGTTGGATAAATTGCGACAGTCTCAAGCGGCTTGTTTGTGTTGTATGCCGTCCAACAATAATCCGGCTTCTCTAGGCGAGTCTCGCCCCAGATTTCATCAGCTGATGGAATGTCATCATCGCCCTTAGAGCGGTAAATGTTGAGAACCTCAACCCACTCATTAGACGACTTGTCGAATATGTTCGCTACCAATTTTGCCTCCTTCAATTATTAGCGCCGCGGATACGGCAGCTAAAGCCTCATGCCATCCGACACAACGGTCGGAATGTTCCCACCCGTGATGGTCGAGTCCCTGAACGGCAACCAGCATCCGGTCAACCACTCGCTCCTCGGCGACACACTCAGGGCATTTCTCGCCATCCTCAAAAGTCCAACGGTGTTCTTCGCACTTGAACAATGTGTGCGTCATTGTCGATTCGATACATTTCCATCGACCGTTACCGTCTTGCGTCATCATACCCAGCCTCGTAGCCGTCTAGCCATCCCGACTTGTGACCAACCCGGTAACCGTTTTCGTATGATTTACCAGCCAAAAGAATTGCTATAACCAACCCCGGCACCACACCAAGAATAAAGGCAACCACCCAACCGAAAAGCTCTTCACTCATTTTCGGTTACCTCGCTGGGTTTCGATTATTGCGGTTATGACCGCCCATAATGCTAGACCACTCAATGCGATGAAAGTCAACGCCACCAAAACGCCAGCAATCAAACCAAGCCAAAGAAGTAAATCCCAAGCCCACATCATTTCATTTCCCTCTCTGCCAAAATAGACTTTGCGATAGCGATTGACTGTCTCGTCCCGGAATCAATCTGGGAACCTTCCTCACCACTCATTGTGGCAAGCCCCTGCTGAAGCAAAACTAGAACAGGTGGAAGTATCCCCTTCAACCAAGCAGGTTCTACCGAAGTAGTTGATGTCATCAACCGTTGAACTTTTATGATTGCGGTTTGAAGTAATTGCCTTGAAGTCATTGCGCCTCCTCAGCATCATTCTAGCTAAGGTCATGGCAATTCCTTGATAAAACTTAGGATTTGACTTCTTGAGGCTAATGGTCCAGTGAATCCTTCTTGTATCGAGTAAAGGATGTAAGCTCGCTCGTCTTCACGCGACTGTTCCATGCCCGCTTTGATAGAGCCAAACGTGGTCGTTACTTCATCGTCGTCATGCCAGCCGTCTTGATTTGCGGACTCAATTTTTACGTTGTTACAAGAAACGCAAGGGCTATCCCAACTGTCGTCTCCGCAATAAATACATTTGTTCATTTTGTTCTCCTAAAGTTTGAGTGGGGCTGGCACTTGGGGGGTATGCCAGCCCCGGGGAGCCGTATGGGGGAAGTCGGCTCCCAGCTTGTGGGTGGGTTACCAGCAGTTGTCGATGCAGGTAAATCCCATTGCGCAGACGATGTATCGAACGCAGTTGATGGTGATGATGTCTCCGGTGCTGAGTGTGATTCGACCCTCATAACCGGTTGCGATAAGTGCGTCAAATGCGCGACCTTGGTGAATGTTGGTTTCGCGGTAGAGGCGGTTGAGCAGGTCATCTACCTCGCCAAACTCAAGAACCTTGAAGGGTGCGGTGTTCTTTACCTCGCGGGTTGAGGCGGTGCCGTGCTGGTCTACGCAGAAGCCAGAGTATGTAATGGTGACGGTGTAGGTTGCGTTTTCGATTGTCTTGTTGATGATTTCGTTTGATGCGGTGTGAATGTTTACTTCGGTGGTGGTAGTCATTTGAGTTGCCTTTCGTTTGGTGGTGGTGCGGTGGTTGATAGTTCCATTATATATATGGTTGTGGCGGAATGTAAACATTTCTGCAAAAAAATTATTGTTCTTCGTATTCCTCAAAATAGAGCGACGAAGTAAAGAAAATCGTTGTCAACTGAAACGACTGTTGGGAACTAAACCCAGCCTGAGAGAACGCAGCATACTTATCGAATAAGGCGTTAGCCATTATCCGCGCATCTGCTGAAGGTTCAATCATGACACCGAGTCTAACTGTCTGAATCGTCATCCGACTCAACCTCCAACGGGTAAATGAAAATCCCGTGACCGTCCGGCACAAAGACGTTACGCCCCTTCACCGTCCAAGCCTTTCATTAGAGCCTCAAGTTGTGCTTTCTGCTCAGGCGTAATCAAATCCTCAAATGAACTCACCGTAGAACCTCATACCCGGTAAAGCGTGAATGTTCGTTCATCAACCAAGTGGACATTCCCGGTGGGCAGTCTGTACCGGAGTAGTCTGCGAACTCTGGCGAGCCACCATCCATGGCAGGGTTTTGCACAAACAACAGATTTCCATAGTTGGTGATGATGTCGTGGTGGAAGTGGTTTCCGACAAGTAGGGTCGCGTCACCAACAGGGTGATGTGATGCCGCCATGTTCTTATACCAGTTGTAGGCTTTCTGAGCTGGTGTCGCCCCGCCCGCCTTACCGTACACGGAGCCGTGGGTTACCGCCGTAATGTGACCCTGAATATCTATCGTCAACGCTGGCTGGTCGTATGCGATATTCCAAACGATGTGCTCAAGTTTCGGGTCGCGGCTGGCAGCCAACGCGGCACCTTCAGCAACAAGTTGGTCGTCGTTGTCGTGACGGTTTACTCGTTTACCGTTGAGTCGATGTTCACCATGGTTGCCGGGGACGGCGACAACACGGACAAGGTCAAAATATGGAGCAAGTCTGTCCATCATGTCTAGAGTGACGGCGGTCATTGTGCGGATTTGTGCGCGACGGTCACGGTCAATCTGAAAAGACTGGTTGGGGTAAATGGAGCATCCCTCGACAAGGTCGCCACCCATCAAAATAACTAAATCGCTTAGTTGCTTCTTTTCCGCTTTGATACGCTCCTCGGCAAGACTAAAGTAGCGGTCAATACGTTCAAGCGTTGCTTCAGTACCACCACCCGCATCTTTACCAATCTGAGTATCATTCAAATTTAGAACTAAAGTGTTTGACCCACTTACTTTTTTAGTCTGCTTGGGTGCGCGTTTCAACAGATTCAGTAATTCGACACCATCAACTATCGGGTCTGATGTGTCAGGTTCGACAACAAAACGGTAACGCCAAATTGCTTGAGTCGTGGCTCGACGCTGTTCAGGGTCTTCACGAGTCCAAGCAACAGGGTCGTACTTCATCTCTGCGATACGGACACGGTAACCTTCAGGGATGGTGATACCCATTTGTTCGATGGCTGTACGCCAGTCAGGTTCACCCTCCATAACCGGAAGAATATCTGTCGTCACATATTGGACGCGACCATCTTTCGGGTCGAAACGGATACCTTGCTCCCAACCTTTAGGCGCAGGTTGGCGAATACGCGAAGCCATTGTTGGCTTTGAAGCTTCAGCTTTATCCTTCAGAGACATCGCATATCCGACATTGGTGTTTGCGGTGTCTAGAAATTGTTTTCTCGCTAGAAGTTGAACCTTCCTTTTGGAAGAAAGTCACCAACTTCTCTATCGTCCAAGAATGGTCATCAACCAATTCGCGGACAGTCAACTGGTCGTCCACATCAAGAGTGGAAATCCAATCATTGAATGTGCAACCTTTACCAGCAGGTCTAAAACTTTGTTTAGCCCGCTCTGCCATTGAAGCCAAAATGTTTTCCTCTCGGTAGTGGTCTTTTCACACAATAACAAAGAAAAGCCGACATCGCATATATTTTCGACATCGGCTAATCTTCATCATTCTTTAGAACGGTGTTTCGTCGGTGGTTTGTTTCCATGCTGCTGGGGCAGAAAATGATTTCTGTGGCTGACCCTCTACACGGGGAGCGTTGATTGACAGGTCTACACCGAGACGTGTTTCGCCAGTCTGCTTGTCTTCCCATGATGAACCTTTAGCACCAAGGATGCCGCTAACGGTGACAACATCGCCGGGGTTCAAACCGTGTGGTTCCTTGAACCAAACCGTGTAACGCTGCTTGTAGGTCTTTCCCTGAGACTCGTTTGTCTCAAGAAGTTTTACACCATATCCGCTTTGGTTGAGGGATACGATTTCGCCTTCTACCTTTATGATTGCCATTATTTTACTTTCTTTTGTGCGAGCACATAGTCTCGCTCCATTCGCCGGTATCGGTTGACCCGGCGTTCATACATCTCAATTCTAGCCCGCGCCCCCGACATTCTGCGTCGTTTAGGTTGGGCAGTTGAGACAGCCAATGGGATGTAGTTATGGAACTCCCAATATGATTCCGCTTCCTCGTTGTGTCGAATCGACTCACGGATGGACGATTCCGAAGTAGGTAATTCATCTAGTAATTTGGCGATAGAAATACCTCGTAAAGATAGTTCATCAAACATCTGTCTTCTCCTTACGGTAGAACTCGATAGCTTTCGCAACTTGCCGGTCAAACTCTTGCCGGTCAAAAGTAATTTCTTTAGCCGCGATTGCTGGCTGTAACCTGCGCTCCTCACGCTCCAACAATTCCTTGAGCTTTTTAGAGCGAGTAATAATGTGTACCGGCATCAGATATTCGGAAGATTCACGAAAATGCAGTTTCGCAGCTTCAGCAGCAATCGAATAATCAAGGTAGCCGAGTATCTCAAACCAAGCCTCTACCGTTGCTGGTTCTAACTTGCGGTTATCTACTTGAGCGATAACGGTCAACAGTTGTGCAACTTCTGCCTTGTTCACGCCAGCGCCTTCCTTTCGCCTTCACGGAACGAATCAACAAGTGACATGTTCTTCTCGAAACGAGTTGGTGGTTGAGTGGTTTTAGGTCGAGAGTCATAGTCTCGCCTCATCCAATTACGCCATGTCGCAACCCAGTCAGTTTTGACGGCACCAGCACCAGCCTTTGACCGCCAATAATCTATAAACGATTCTGTAACCCGGTCAATATCGAGGTTCGGTGCTTCACGGGTAGCCCATTCCCGCATCTTTTCGGTGATGTGGAAATCTTCGGGAATTCGTTGCCCCCTATTAGAGCTACCTTTAGGTAGGTCTATGGGTACGGGTACGGGTATGGGGCTATCGTTTTGCCATGGCGTTTGCCATTCGTTTGCCATACCGTTTGCTATCGGTTTGCCATCGGTTTTGCTATCCGTTTTGCCATTCCAGCGTGCTGCGGCACCTTTCTTTCCAGCCTCAGCGCGGACAGAATTAGACTTTTCTCGACGTTCACGAACATCATCAGAAGTGGGTTGGTAATCAAACCAGTCTTTGAACATCCAGCCACCGTCGACGGGAAGCCACAATCCGGCAGCCACAAGACGTTCTGAAGCTTTACTGCCACCTAAAGCCATAACAATACCTTGCGATATAAAACCGTCTGTCAGGTGGTCGCAAGCGTAGGACATGGCGCGAACCCACAACCCCATCGCCTCATTACCAGCCTCGATAACTTTTGGATGGAAAGCAAGTTTGTCGTCGACTTTACCCCAAGCCATTAGAACCCCTCCAAGTCAACCCATAGTTGTTCCGCAACATTATCGCTGATAGGTACACGGATACCGTTTTGTAGTAGATGCCAACCATCCTCATACCAGACCGGGATTGTTTGGATACCCTCCAAGTCGGCAAGCCAGTCACGGACAGACCATCCCATACGGAAGCAAGCCTCACGAAAATCGGCACGAGACATTTCCAACCCGTTATGGAAAGAACACATCGCACGCAGGTAGTCAACCCCGTCATATTTTGCGGATGAACCCATACCGCGTCGGACAGAATGTTGTGGAGTCAAACCGCCAGCGCAAGGATATTTCAACGCCCAAACAGAACCGGAAACAACACAGCGGTGGTTGTCACGCTCAAGAACCAGCGGGAAGTTCTTGGCGACTTGCCTCTTCGATTGTTGTCCAATGGGTGTTGACTTCCGATACTTCTTGCTCAACATAGTGGTCTTGCTCCATTTCGTTTTCATTCAATTTATGGATTGCTACTTCAGAGCGGGCGCGCTCCTTGGTGGTGTAGCGTTTGCGGATAATCAAATCGTGAACCTGTGAATCATCAGCAAAAGCTAAACCATTCAAAGCATCCAAAATAAGTTTGCCCATATTGTCGACATCGCGACGGCGACGGTTTGACACATAACAAGTAATTTCTACCGATATTGCGCCATCCAGTTTGCTGTCATTATTTTCGGCAACATACAGTTTTGCGATAGCCTTCTCAGCCGTGCGGGTAGCGGTTGGTGTGTAGGCACTACCGGTTGCGCGGTTGAACTGCGGTCTACCTTTAGAGATTGGTTCGCCCGGGATAATCAGATAGAGAGACGTATTAGGTTTCTCACTCAGGATAGGGAACCGTCCGGCGGGAGTGTCCTCAAAGTTCATAATGAACCTCCGTTCGGTAGTAATGGTAACCTATTGCTATGCCTTATTACATTTCTGATAGCCAGCCAGACTGCTCCGGTTGGGCTACCGTCAACGCGGACGGCAAGGTTATCGGATGTCACAAAACGAAAGAGGACGCCATCAAGCAGATGGTTGCCGTGTCTATCGCTACTGGTGAACCCGCTAAAGGACAGTTGGAAAACCATTAGTTTTGACCCGTGAATTCCATACGCATAATTGGCGACATGGAACGACCAATTTCTAGACGGTCACGCAAAGCTTTCAACTCGTCTTTAGTGGACTGAAGATTGTATTCCGCCACATCAAGCAAATGTTGTTCTTCCTCAGTAGCAAGATAAGCAATCGCTTCACGCTCATTGACCGTATAGGGTTTCCCGGATTCGTCAATTTTGTTGGCAAGAATCGAGACCGCGTAGGCGCGACGATAAGTTCGCCTAGCCTCACGCTCCTCCCAATCAGCCAATTTCAGTTTCTCAGTAGTGTCATCAATCTCTCTACCAATCTTGGCAAGAGTACTCATTACTGACGCTGGAGTTAGTTCAGCCATTAGCTTCCACCCAACTGGTTCTTGCGTGCTGTAAATACGGAACGCACGTCAGCCGAGAAACCATTGGCGGTAGCGGTCTCCCACAAAGGCTGAAGTTCATCAAGTGTGGCAGCCGACTTTACGGCATCAAGGAACCCGTCAGGGACATCCACCTTAGCGACAGGCTTACCCGGGGTTACACCGCGCTGAACCTTTTCCATCTCCTCGCGAGTCACACGAGTCTGAGAGTTGCCGCGCAGGTCACCCGACATTCCCATGTTGGCGAGGCAGCGTCCGATACTGGAAGTCTCACAGTTCTCAAGTGCGCTGGTCTTGTTTGCCATGCCGACACCGTCAACCTCGAAAGCGTAGCCGGTCGCCTTGGGCAGTCCAGCAGCTTGGTCGCCAGTAGTCAGATAGACATAAGACTTGACAATCCAGATGGACTGTGCGCGGTCATTCTCGGTGGTCACATTCTCGGTAATGATGCGACCGTCAGGATACGTTTCGTAGAAACGCTGGATTCGGGAAGCTACGGTTTCGTAATCTTCAGGATTGAACTGAGCCATTAGTTTTTGCCTTTCGTTAGTTCCGACCGCAACCGGTGGGCTGTGTCGATTAGTTGATTTATCATTTTCTCGTCGCGTTCCACGACAAGCGTTTTAGGTGCGAACCATCCGGGGACGAACTCACCAAACTTGTTTTCTTTCCGAAGCAGCCAAGCAAAAATACAGATTTCCGCATCGGTGCAATGTAGCTGCCATTGAATCTGGCGACGGTAACGGATAGGTGTCTTAGAGAGTTGACCCCAGTCGGTTCCAGTCGTTTTGATTTCGGCAATCATTTTGTGGTCTAAAGACAAACCATCCGGGGTTGCCATTTGCCAGCGTTCCTCGTCAGCCGCGATAAGCCAGTTGTTAGGCATGATGCCGTAGTCGTTCTTGAGTGCTAACGCAACCCACATTTCGTTGTCGCGACCAAACCGCATATAGTCGTTGTCTTCAATTTCGACAGGTGCTTGCGCATAAGCGACAGCCTCTTTGAAACCTGCCGGTGTAGCCGCGCCAGCCACTTGTGTCGCCGTGATGGCGTTACGCCGAGCATCCATCCAAGCCAAGTGTTCGGACGACGGAGCGATAAAGCGGGTCACATCAATCATTGGCTGCCTCCATGATTTTGACTATATCCTTAGCCACGGACATCTTCGTCATACGAGTTGAAGAAGGCGGAGCGGGCTGCCCGATATTCCTCACGGGCTGCGAGAAATTCCTCCCACGTCCCCGAACGGTGTGCGGTAATCATTTTCTTACCGGCATCTTTCCAAGCCTTGAGAAGTTCTTTGTCCATCGTTTTACCTTTATGCGAGAACTGCCGTGACGGCGTTGGGTGCGGGCTGGGTTTGGATTGCTGCGATTCGCGAGTCGGCGGTGACTGTTGCGAGTACCTTGCCGTTACGCTTGCTGATGATTTGGTAGGTGTTCATGATGGTTGCCTTTTCTACTTGGTGATTGCTTTGAATGCGGTGAATGCGGTGGCGGCGGCGAGTAGGAGCCAAGCTCCGTTGAAGCCGATGAACGCGCCAAACAAGATGGTGGCGGTTCCGGTAATAATTAGTGCCTTCATGATTTTGCCTTTCGGTGGTGGATATTTGGTGGTAATACCATTATATATATAAGTCGTGAATATATGTAAACATTTCTAAAAAAAAATTGTCAAAAAAATTGTTCAAATAGTTTTACATTTTTAGAACTATATATATAATGGATATATCACCACCCCACCACTACAGAAAAGGCACATCATGGCAACCACACACAAGGACCTTGTAGGAACCGGTTTCTACTGGAAGACCAACATCAAGAGCAACGGACGCTACATCAAGTCTTACGTTGCCTACGCAGACAAGAGCCGCTTATATCTAATCGGCGACCAACTGTTCTACACTCTGGCTGCTGCTCGCGAATACACTCGCAACGCCTAACCCACCAACTAGCGAAAGGCAAACAAAATGGCAACCCACATCTCAGACGCTCGCAAAGCACTAGCCGACAACATCCTCAACCAGCCAGTCATCCACAACATGAGCATCCTCGCTCAAGGCAAACTGGAAGACCACGAACAGTCACTCGACTGCCCCTGCCGCCCACTCGTCAAAAACTCTGGATACGGTATCGCACCAGCAGCCGATGGCATCCACAATCTTCGCTCTTATCCATTCTTTATCTCCCACCGCACACTCAAGTAAAGGTAGACAAATGCAAACCGAAACAACCGCAACATTAGAACTACCCGGCTTCACGCTCACAGTCGAGGGCATCCTCGGTAGCGGGCTTGACTGGACACTTACAACCACTTACGAACTACTGCGTCCAACCGTTCAGCGCGTCAACATCAACTTTTGGGATGAAGACGATGTAACCAAATTCTTGTGGGATGAAGCAACCGAGATTCTACAGAAATACCACACCATCCAGTTCTTCGAAGAAGAAATTGAAGACCTCGACTCCTAATCGGGAGCCGATAACAAAAAGAAAGGCAAGAAAATGACCGACAACATTATCCTTACCGGGCTGGTTGGCACCACGCCCCGATACCTCACCACATCGGACGGGTTAGCAATCTGCTCGTTCCGACTCGCATCATCACAGCGACGATACGACCGCGCCACACAAAAGTGGGTTGATAGCGACACCAACTGGTACACGATTTCCGCATTCCGTGGACTCGCAACCAATGTCGCATCCTCAGTCGGTAAAGGCGACCGCGTTATCATCGTTGGTCGACTCCGCATCCGCGACTGGGAGAACCCCGACCGTTCCGGTACTACCGTCGAAGTTGAAGCAGACTCCATCGGTCACGACCTGTCATGGGGAACAACAACATTCGAGCGAGTAGCTGTCGCTCCCGAAGACTTGGAGGCACACCTTGAAACTGTTTAGGGCAAAAGCCAGAATCACCGACCCTGAAACCTCACACGAGGCAGCCGACTCGGTGAAAGACACCACCATAACTCAAGAAAAGATTTTGCAGCTTTTCAAGAAGTATAAGAAGCTCACCGACACGCAAGTAGAAACCCTCTACTACGAAACCTACAAGGTTTACCAAACACCGCAGTCGCTTCGTTCCCGTCGAGCCGAACTCGTACAGAAGGGTCGTATCGAGTTTGCTGAGGAGTGGGGCGTATCCCCTACTGGTCGTCGTGCGCGAGTCTGGAAGTTGGTGAAGTAATGTCCACCTGTGTTATCTGTGCTAAACGCGCATCAGCCGAAACCGGATATTGTCGCAGTTGCCTACTCGACCAATACCCGCCCGTCAAAGCATCCACAGTCTCAACCCCATGGTTGTATGCCAAACCGATAAAAGAAACTATCGAGTTAGACCAAAAGGTAGTAAACAGGCTGGCACTCGCCGGAGCGTACCTTGCCGGAGCATGCACAATTCTGCTTGTAGCCTTAGTTATATGGATGAATTAGATTCTGACGGCACGCCCGAACCTATCCGCGTCGCCGCCCGCCAAACCATCGAATGGGCGAGGCTCCACAATGCTGACCTGAAAGAACTCAGCCAGCAGGTTACACAAATGTTCCTAACCTACCTCGCATATGCGGGTGGAGAAGTAAACGATTTTGACTGGATACTGAAACGAAAACTCTGCATGTTGTATGACTTCCAATACTTTGTTGAAGCGTTGGATGAACAGGCAGAGATGGGCATAATGTCTTTAGACTGATATGCTTTCAATGTTGACGTAGTGGTCTAACAACTGCCGGACAGTTTTCTTGCCTTTACTGTTCGGCTGGGCGGTTCCCCTGTGGTGGTGGGAACCGCCCCTCTTTTTTGTCCAAAACTTTTTTACAGAATAGTTTTACTTTTTTAGAACTATATATATAATGGAATTACCACCCAAACACTACGAAAGGCAAAATCATGGAAACCACCATCAACACCGAAAACATCTACTCCAACCTGAGTGACGCTGAGCTTCTCATTGCTCGCAACTACTACACCGTAGTTATCGGCAACCCCGCCGCATACGACATCAACTCCCTCTCCCTCATCACCGACTACTGCCACTACCTGAAGGCAGTAAAGGCTGAAATCCTCAACCGCAACATCTAACCCACCAACAAAACGAAAGGCAAAATCATGGCACACGAAATCAACGAACTCGCCCCCGGAATCCACTCATTCGTTTCCGCCCGCGAAGACGCATGGCACAAACTAGGCGTCACCCTCGAAAACACCTTCGATGCAGAAACCGCACTCGAAAAGGCACACCTTGCTGGATGGAACGTCCGCAAACTCTCCCTCACAATGACCGACGAAAACGGAAACAACACCGTACTCCCCAACCGTTGGGCAACCGCCTACACCAACCCCATCACATCCGCAACCGAATACCTTGGAGTCGTCGGCGGAAACTACACGCCCATCCAAAACGAAGAACACACCGAACTACTCAACGCACTCGTTGACGAATCCGGCGCACACTTCGAGACGGCAGGTTCACTCCGTGGCGGAAAGCAGACATTCATCTCGATGAAGATGCCAGACACCATGAACGTCGGTGGGCAAGACCCCGTCGACCTCTACCTTGTCGCACTCAACTCGCACGACGGAAGCTCACCATTCCGCTTCCTAATCACCCCAGTCCGTGTGGTTTGCGCCAACACTCAAGCAGCCGCAATCCAGCAAGCAAAATCAAGCTTCAGTATCCGCCACGTCCGCGGAGCACAGGGACACATTCAAGAAGCCCGTGAAGCACTCGACCTCACCTTCAAATATGTGGAAGCATTCGAGACCGCGGCAGAACAGATGCTACAAGTCTCAATGACCGACATCGAGTTCAACCGCATCATCGCCGGACTCTTTGAAGCAGACTCCGCAAAAACAAAGCGTCAAGAAAACACGGCAGCACAACACATGGACGCAGTAATGAACTTGTGGCGCAACTCAACCACGATGGACGGAATCCAAGGAACCCGCTGGGGAGCCTACCAAGCCGTCACCGAATACACCGACCACTTTATGCAGGTGCGCAACACCGGCAAGGGTGACGGCATCGCCCGCGCAGCCCGCGCAGTCCTACCATCACCAGTAATGGCACTCAAGGAAGAAGCCTTCAAGCGACTCTCATTCGCCTAAACAACCGCTCGGGGGAGGGGGTCAAACCTCTCCCCCATATTTATGAAAGAAATCATGGAACAAATCACACTCGAACAAATCGCTGAACTACTCGAAGTCAAAACGGTTACGGCACGCCTCTACCACAATCAGGCAACCCGCCGACGTCGTGAAGGTAACCCCGCAAAACGGGACATGCCAGAACCAACAATTTTTATTGGACGTTCACCCCGTTGGGATAAGAAAGTAATCGAAGAGTGGATGTCCACCGTCCGTCGAAAGAAAGATTAGAAATGAAAATTGGTATCGCATTCACCACAGCGTTACTTACTATCGCAACAGCAGGTGCGGCATACGGCTCTGTAAAGCCACAAGATTTACCGGTAACAGAAACCCCCACACCGACAATTCCGAAGTTCACAGCAGCCCCTACACCGCCGCCAGACGGCACTCCAATAATTGACACAACCCAGCCCGTTGCAAAACAACAACCAGACGCAGGAACAATCACACCCAAACTCGCAACACCCGGAATTACCATCGGCGCAACAATCACTCAACAAGCAAACGGCTGGGTGCGAGTCAGTTACAACAGTCACGGACAACCCTGCTCAGGACTCAACCTAGAAATAGGCGGCAACAGTTGGACGGCAAAAGAAACCTACAACGCTTGCACTATGACAGTAGACGTCAACCCGCAAAAGTTTGCCTGTCAAGGCTCAACCGAAATGTGGATACAGATAACCCAAAATGAGTCAGTCGTCGCGGGCAAATATGTGATACCCGCAACCTGCCCCGCAACTACTTCGCAGTAACCAGACGACGCTTCACAGCATCAAAAACTTTCGGATACTTCTTTGCAGCCTTCTTATTGTTACGTCCATCATTCGACGACGACGCGACAGGCTTACCGCCCTTACCCTTAGCCATGGATACTCCTCAAGATTAGTGAGAACAGGCTACACCCCTGCATCCTGTCCTCGCTACAACTCTACGGCAAAATTATTTAGCTGTAGCTAAAAAAGCATTATGCAGAGAACGCATATTGCTTCAGCGTTTCCACGGATTTCTTTCAGCGAAACCACGGATTTCTTGCACTCAAGCGCACGCACAAAAGCGAAACCCCCTACCGCAATAGGGGGTCTCGACTCTCAACAGTAACTATCTTACTGGCAAGACTCGCATTGCATCGCATCCATAGGGTCGATAGGGCAAACATATCCGCCGACGTTCTCGTTATCCATTACTTTCTTCTTTCTTTTTAGGGGTCACAAAACACCGCCATATATAGGCGGCGTCTGTAACGGGAGGTTACTTAGATGATTTGATGTTTGCCATAGCTAGACCCGAGAAAGCGGGACCCAGCGCAGCATACGAACCGACCATGAACATAAACCATTCAGGGGCAAGAACGTGGATAGCCTGTAAACCGCCACCAACGGCAAGGATAAACAGACCAAGCAAACCATAAACAGCCCACACAACTTTGCGGACAGTACCGTTACCGATAATGGCACCAAGGTCTACAGGCTGAACCTGTGCAATAAGTCCTTCTTGTGTAGCAATTTCTTCAGGCGTAGGCATTGGCTTCTCCGGCTTCGGCGTTACAGGGATGATAGGTGTTGGTTCAGGTGCGACAGGTGTTGGCTCTACAGGCGTAGGCTCAACAATAATTGGCTCAGGTGTTGGCTCAGGACTCACTGGCTCAGGAGTCGGCTCAACCGGTGCTGGCTCGATAGGTGCTGGCTCCGAAACTGCTCCAGCCGTCAAATCGGGAAGGTCATGCGTTCCAGAATCCGTAAACGCGCCAGACCAAAAGAAGTTCCCAGATACACCTTGGAACCAAACGTCGTTACCGTCGCGGTTCTCACCGTGAACAAAACCAACAAAGTTACCAACCTCGCCAGCCTCAAGGTCAGGCTGAAGATGGTCAGAGTTTTGAGTAGGACCCGAACGGCGGAAAACACCAAGCGACCCAGCCTGACGCTGGTTGCCAGCAAGTGCAGGAGCGGGCTGACCTCCACCAATAGCAGCCTGATTGTGGGTGCGCAGGAAACCGTCAATGTTTTGCATCGTACGGTCATGGCGTGAAACCCATTCTCCGCCAACATTCTGCTCCATCGTGCCAAACGTCGAACCGTCCCACGCCCGCACAACAACACCAATATGACCAAACTGTGCATCATACAAGCCGTAAGAGCCGATGAAAATGT